CAACGATTATGTCCAGCATGTTTTACAGAACTTCCGGAAGAGGCAAATTACTGTCCTGTGTGTGGAAAGTGTATGAGAGAACCGGTGGAGCAGACTTCGCAGTATGTAGGAGGTGTGCCGGTAACAACAGTAGTTGGAGTAAAGGATTGTGCAATTCACATTGGAGAAGAGAACGGATTAGATGCAACAAGTACAAACCGTACCACATAACTTATAGAAGAGGTGGTGTAATTGAAACATTTTAACATTGTAGTTATTAATGGAGAAGAAAAAGAAATCTCTTCTCTTTCCAAGGAAGAACGACAAAGGCTGGTAGACGAATGGAATCGGCGGGCGCTGGAGCATCTTGGATATAAGCGAGAGAAAACCGCTTAAGCGGTAGAAAGGAGGACAAGCCCATGAGAGTTAGAGACTGGATAGTGGTAGGACTGATGATGAACGGACTGCCGATGGCTATGTTTCTTCATTGGCTGTTCATAGGGTATCAGGTATGAAGAAAAGAAAGTGGACAATGAAGAAGATTGTGGACACGTTATTCGTGCTGGTGATCCTGGGAGACATTGCAACAATGATAATGTTCGTGGTGATCTCCATCAAGATTCTGAAAATGCAGGAGGTGATCACATGGCTGATACAGCAAGCTTAAAAGAAATCTTATTCCGGCATGCAGCGGAGCAGTGCAAGGTGTGTGAAGCCATTCCATTTGACCAGATTGGACATCAAATCGAGTATGAAAAGTTCAAGATGCTCCATGAGGTTATTGAGGAAGCTGACCTGGAGGACGAGTACCAGGAATGGAGACGGGCTTACGGGTATGTATAGGAAGGTGGTGAGGATATGGAAGATAAGCAGAAGATTCTGGACCTTTTGTTACCTGCTCTTCAGGCGACTCGTAATCTGGCTGATCTGGTAGAACTGGAGTATCGGGAAGACCGGGAGCTGGTGTATGCGAAGTTCGCAAGCGGGAATCAGAAGATTGCCAATGTTGCAATGGATTCCGGAACAGCACTGATCAGAGACGTGATCGGGCAGATTGTATAAAAAAGAGTGCTCTCATAAGCCCGGCAAGGCGAGAAGCACTCTGGAAATTAGTCAATAATATTATACAAAACAGGAGGAAATTAGTCAAATGGAACATATACCAGGATATGACGAATGGAAAACATCGCCTCCGGAACAGGAACCTGCAACATATTGTGATTGTTGTGGCTGCGAACTATATGAAGGAGATTATCTTTACACAATAGATGGCGAAAGCTTGTGTGAAGATTGCGTAAACGAAGAATACAGGAGGACGATATGAATAAGAGAGCTGAGATATGGATGGTATTTCCACCGGATCAGGAATATCGTTATGGCGAGTATCCGTTTAATACAACAGAGGAAAGAAACTGGGTAAATGAACTTGCCATGAAGATTGGCGAAGAAAGAAAATGCAAGACATTTGTGAAAGCGTTATAGGAGGACGGTATGAATTTAGAGTTAAGCATGATTCCTAAGAGCGGAGTCATTTCTACAAATTTTGAAGAAATAAAGGAAAAACTTGAGACAGAAATGTCTACATATAAGACGATGAGAGTAACTGTAGACAATAAAAAAGAAGCAAAAGAAGATATGGCAGATCTTCGTAAGCTCAAGAAAAAACTCAATGATCGCAAGAAGGAAGTTAAAGAAGAGTATATGAAACCATATCTTGAGGTGGAAGATGGCGTAAAGCAACTTATCAGTATCATTGATGGAGCAATTAACTTTTTGGATGGACAAGTTGCGGAGCTGGAAGAACAGCGTGTGCTTGAGAGAAAGGCAGAAATTACAAAAGTTTATGATGAATTTGTAGAAGAGGAACTTTTGGATTACATGCCAATGGAGCGAATCTGGAATAACAAATGGACAAATGCATCTACGACTATGAAATCAATCAGGGAAGACATTACCGGATATGCTACAAAGGTTAGAACGGACATTGCAACTATCAAGGCTATGCAGTCAGACAAGACGGAACAGGCATTGAACTACTATATGGAGACGAATGACCTTGCATCTTCTATACAAATGATTACTCGCTATGAGCAGGAAAAGGCGAACATCTTAAAGAAAAAAGAACAGGAAGAGAAGGAGAGACGCGAAAAGGAACTTGAGAAAGAGCGAGAGCGCGTAAGAGAAGAGGAAAGAAGACGTATCCAGGAAGAGGAAGAAATTAAAGCAGAGGCAGCAAGAAAAGCTATCAGTCAGGTGAAAACGGTTGATGAAGAAAAGGCTGCGGAACTTGCCACGGAAGATTCTAAGACTGTAGTATTCACGGTTAAGGCAACTGATGAAGAACTGGAAGAGATTGAAATGGCATTAACTTCCCTTGGGGTCTACTTTGAAAGGAAAGATGTGTAATGAGCGAAAACGTTCACATTCAAGACAAGCTGGCAGATATTCAGCGAAAGATGAATGTTCCAAAATCACAGTATAACAAATTTGGAAACTATAATTACAGAAATGCCGAGGATATTCTGTCGGAATTTAAGAAATATTCCTCTGAATATGGCTTGTGTTTAACTATCAATGACGAAGTCCTTGAAATCGGCGGACGTATATATGTGCGTGCTACGGCTACCTTGAAGAGTGGAGCGGAAAGTATTAGTATATCTGGTTATGCCAGAGAAGCCGAGAAACAAAAAGGAATGGATGAAGCCCAGATCACAGGAGCAGCATCTTCTTATGCAAGGAAATATGCATTGAATGGAATGTTCCTCCTTGATGATGTAAAAGACCCGGATACAAATGAATTCGCTGATCAGCAAGGGAGAAAAAATGGAGATGGGCAGAAAAATACATCTGGAAACACAAAGATTAATCAAAGTCATATCAATTCTTTACGGAGTATGTTTCAAAACAAGGGTATTGATGAGAGCAAGGTTCTGATTGCCTATAAAGTTGAAAAAATAGAGGAATTGACAATATCTCAGTACAAAGGAATCTTTAACAACCAGAAAGAAATGAAAGAAAGGTACGGGGTATAAATGGACTTTACTGGTACTTTTGATGGTTTGGGCATGGATTTTACCACTGGAAAGCAGAAAGCAACTCTGACGCTGAATGAAGATGCTAAACAGACATTTGAGAATCTTCATGACAAGAAAGTTGTGATAACAATCAAAGCATATCGGAAAAAGAGAAGTCTTGATGCCAATGCCTATTTTCATGTACTTGTTGGAAAGATTGCAGATGTGACAGGCAACAGTAAAGTATACATCAAAAACAAATTAATATCAGAATATGGTCAATATGAGACTATTAATGGCGCATTAGTACCACTTCCGCTAGACGATGATATAGATGCATACAATGTGGAATTTGTCCACTTGCAGCCTACATCTAGGACAACCAACAATTCCAAAGGGAAAGTATTTCGTGTCAATTTGGTGATGCGTGGGTCCCATACCTATGACACTGATGAAATGTCCAAACTGATAGACGGTACAGTATCCGAAGCAAAAGACCTTGGCATTGAGACATTAACACCGAACCAGATCAGAGAGATGAAAGAAAGGTGGGGTGTGAAAGTTGAAAAAGAAACTGTGGAGTGTGTTCACTGATGATATGGAACATTGCTATTTTACCGGAACGCCATATTGCCATAGACACCACATTTTCTATGGACCATACAGATCGAAATCCGAAGAATATGGTTTCGTAATTCCCATAGCATGCTATTTGCACGAGAACGAAGCAGACAGTGTTCACGGGAATCCCAATCAAGGGTTGGATCTTAAGCTTAAGCAGATGGCTCAACAATATTTCGAGGAGCATTACGGGACCAGAGAAGAGTTCATTCGGATTTTTGGAAAGAACAGATTGTAACTCATTCACATAGATTCATGCGGCAAATGTAACTGAAGGTAAAATGTTCGGTTTTGCAAATATTGTGTCACGATGCCGGAGATGCCGCACTCCGGCAGAAAGGAGGAAGTATGACAGCGAGAGAAAAAGCAGAAGATTATTTTCATCGGATATGCGACGGACACAGAAATGCAATACAGCGTCCGACGGATCCGAGTGTAGATAGAATATTTCGTAATATGGTAGAAAAAGCGAATTGTAACGGTGATTGCATTATCAATGTCGGGAAAGGTGTATTTCGACCGATACCGAGTGATCCGGTAGATGAAGCAGCGTTTCACGAATATATAGACAAAGACTTACATAGGGCGAGAGCAATACAGCTTAAACGATTATGCATGAAGCAGACTTACGATAGTTGGAGCAGATGCTCAGAGGTATCAAAATGAATTCTAACAATAAGGGAAAGAATGGTGAGCGCGAGCTTGCCACAATATTAAGAGAGTATGGGTATGACAGCCGGAGAGGGCAACAATATTGTGGATCAAACGGAGATGCTGATGTAGTAGGCCTTCCAGGAGTCCACATCGAATGTAAGAGGGTGGAAAGGCTTAATATCTATGATGCTATCGAGCAATCGAAGAATGATGCTAGAGATGGCGAAAATCCAGTTGTTATGCATCGAAGAAATAGAAAAGAGTGGCTTGTTACAATGCCGCTAGATGATTGGATGAAAATGTATGGAAAGGCATTGCATGATAATTAGAAGAGGTGAAAAGTAATGAGAGACAGCTTTGTATTTTACCGATCATTTGCAGATGCTATCGCAGGACTTCCGCCCGAAGAGTATAAGAAGGTTATGCAAGCCATCATAGGTTACGCATTAGACAGCACTGAACCAGCTACAGGAGGGATTGAGTATACAGTATTTTGCCTGGTGAAACCTCAGATTGATGCAAATAATAAGCGTTACGAGAACGGGAAAAAAGGTGGTAGACCAATAACCAAACAGGAACCAAGCAATAACCAAGATGTAACCAAGAAAAAACCAAACAATAACCAAGATGTAACCAACCCACAACCTAATGTATATGTAAATGTAAATGATAATGATATTAAAAAGAAAGACACTAACGTGTCTAAAGAAAAAGCGTCCCGCTTTAAACCACCCACAGTAACAGAAGTTGAAAATTACTGCAGGGAAAAGGAATATCGCATTGATTGTGAGCGATTTGTTGACTTTTATCGGTCTAAGGACTGGATGGTCGGCAAAAACAAAATGAAAGACTGGCGTGCCGCAGTGAGAAACTGGGCGAGAGGGAATCGGCTGGAATTGACCGCGAAACCCGCGCAAGGAACAAAATTTAATAATTTTACTGGCCGTGATTACAACATGGACGCGCTGGAACTTGCGATGCTGGGAGGTGCAACTCATGAGAATTAAGCAGATCAGCCTTACTGAATGGTATGACATTCCAGGATATGGCGGAAAGTATCAAATCAACTATTTCGGCAATATCCGCAGAGCGTTGAAACGTGGATACAAGGACTTACATCCATACATCAAGAGTTCCAATGGGCGCAGGATTGTAAAACTGAATGGCAAGGAACAGGTAGTCATGAAGCTGATGCAGATCACATTCATCGGGGCGTTGCCACCGGGAAAGGTAGCATATCACAAGAATGGCATCATCACAGACGATGCACTAAACAATATTGGTATCACTACCAGGAGTGAACTTGGCAGATTGACTGGAAGGAGAAATGTGTGTGAGATGTCGGTTGTGAAGATCAGTCCAGAGGGAGAAATTGTTGATTTTTACAGATCAGTCAGGGAAGCAGGTAGGAAGAATCACATGTCATATCAGACGATATTAGATAGGATCAGTGGAAAGGTAAAAAGTTTATATGCGCCGGATGGGTATGTGTACTGCAAGGACAATGCCTGGGCGATCAATAAGGCAGTTCGAAGGATAGAACTGGATAGAAAAGAAGAATGCGGTGTTGATTTTATACCAGCACCGGAAGTGGTATTTGATTTTTAACATAGTGAAAGGAGACGGAGCTCCGGCCGGGCAAATGTATATATAGGCTCCTTTTAAAGATGGATTACATAGAATTTTTGAAGAAAAAAATTGAACTTGCTGTAGATAGTGGGTTTGAAGTAGATAAAGCAAGAATTAATCAAGCATTAAAACCACACCAGGCAGATGCAGTAGCATGGGCGCTTAAAGGTGGCAGGCGTGCACTGTTTGAATCATTTGGACTTGGAAAGACTGTGCAGGAAATAGAATTCTGCCACATGGCAGCAGTGCATGAGGGGGGAAAAGCTTTGATTGTGCTGCCATTGGGAGTAAAGCAAGAGTTCACACAAGATGCAGTAAACATTCTTGGCTATGAAAGACCGAAATATGTACGGACCATGCAGGAAGTAAAAGAAGCAAAAGAACAGATTCTTCTGACAAATTATGAAAGAGTCCGAGATGGAGATATAGATCCATCATATTTTGCAGCAACATCATTGGACGAGGCAAGTGTACTCCGATCGTTTGGTAGTAAGACATATCAGACGTTTTTGGACAAATTCAAGAATGTGAAATATAAGTTGGTTGCAACAGCCACGCCATCGCCGAATAGATACAAGGAGTTAATACACTACGCCGGCTATTTGGAAGTGATGGACACCGGACAGGCTCTCACAAGATTTTTTCAAAGAGACAGCACAAAAGCGAACAACCTAAAATTATATCCAAACATGGAAGATGAATTTTGGTTATGGGTGAGTTCCTGGGCGTTATTCATCACAAAACCGTCAGATCTCAATCCGGAATATTCTGACGAGGGATATAATCTCCCAGATCTAAAAGTGAACTGGCATGAATTACCGATTGAGTACGGAGATGCTGTTGAAAAAGACGGTCAGATAGCATTATTCAATGAAGCGGCAGCAGGATTAAAAGAAGCAGCACAGGTAAAAAGAGAAAGCATCGAGCAAAGGGTTCAAACCATGAAAAAGATAGTTGAAGACTCACCGGAAGACCACTTTGTGCTATGGCACGACCTAGAGTCAGAACGACACGCAATAAAAAAGGCACTTCCGGAAGTGGTAGATATCTACGGATCTATGGACTATGAAACACGCGAGAATAGAGTTATAAATTTTTCACAGGGAAAAACAAGACTTTTTGCGACAAAGAAATCTATTTCCGGTTCTGGCTGCAACTTCCAGAGATATTGTCACAGAGAGATATTCTTAGGGATAGATTATGAGTTCAATGATTTTATCCAGGCAATTCACAGATGTTATAGATTTCTACAAAAAGAACCGGTGCAGATAGACATCATATACATGGAAAACGAAAGAGAAATTAAGGACGCGCTCATGGAAAAGTGGAAAAATCATGACCACATGGTAGAAAAGATGATTGAAATTGTAAAAAAATACGGATTATCCTCTGCAAATATTGAGAAGCGTCTGGAAAGGAAAATGGGTGTAGAAACGGTGAGAGTTGAAGGTAAAAATTACACAGCAGTTCATGATGACTGTGTGGAAGAGACAAGAAGAATGGAAACAAACAGTATTGATCTGATTCATACCTCCATTCCATTCGGAAATCATTATGAGTACAGCGCAAATTATAATGATTTTGGACATAACAAAAATACAGAAAAATTCTTTGAGCAGATGGACTTCTTGACGCCGGAGCTTCTGAGAATACTAAAGCCGGGACGGGTGGCAGCAGTCCACGTAAAAGACAGAGTGCTATTTGGGAATGCTACAGGTACAGGAATGCCAACTATTGAACCATTTCACGCATTATGCATCGAACACTATATAAAACATGGCTTTCAGTATTTCGGAATGATTACAGTCATTACAGATGTTGTGAGAGAAAATAATCAGACTTATCGCCTAGGGTGGACGGAACAATGTAAAGACGGTTCCAAGATGGGAGTGGGTTGTCCAGAATACATTTTATTATTCCGAAAACTCCCAACAGATCATTCAACAGCTTATGCAGATACTCCGGTGAAAAAGAGTAAGGAAGAGTACACAAGAGCACGCTGGCAGATAGATGCACACGGCTACTGGAGGTCATCAGGCGACCGCCTGATCAGCAAAGAAGAACTGAAAGACATTTCCGTAGACAACCTGCAAGCAGTGTATAGAAAATACTCAAGAGAATCTGTATACAGTTATGAAGAACACGTAAAGCTTGCGGAAGAGCTGGATAAAAACGGAAAGCTTCCAGCATCATTCATGGTAGTTGCGCCGGGTTCCTGGAATCAGATGGAAGTATGGGATGATATCAACCGAATGCGGACATTAAATACAACACAGAGCCGCAGAAGATTACAGATGCACGTATGTCCGTTGCAGTTGGATATTGTGGAGCGCATCATAGACAGATTCAGTAATCCGGGAGAGACGGTATTAGATCCATTCGGAGGGCTTATGACAGTACCAATGACAGCAGTAAAAATGAACAGGAAAGGATATGGAATAGAATTAAGCCCAGATTATTTCCGAGATGGAGTGGGATACTTGCAGGAAGCAGAAAATGAGAGAGAAACACCAACATTGTTTGATTTTATTGAAGGAGGAGAACATGGCAGTAATTCGTAGTATCCGAGGTGGCACAGCCGGTCTGAATGAAGAAGACCGGCTTACGATTGCCGGATTGTTAATCAAGGCAGGATATTCCGTCAGGATTGGATATCGTGAGATTCCGTGCAATGTCAAAGGCAAGAAAGAATATATCGTGGAGTATTGGGAGAAAGGAGAAGAATAGATGCTTACAGAAATGAGCTTAAAAGAAGCACTTAAGTATTTCATGAAAGGGCGAAAGGTCCTTGTGCTGAATAAATATGATGACAAGAGTATATCGGCAGAAAGGATAGAAGATTGTTTGCCGAAAGAAGCTAAGTATTTGGTAGATGTTCCTGCAGTACCAAATCCGGAGTTCGAACAGGCTGCACAGGATATGGTTGAGCCTGATCAGAATGAGAACGATGCTGAAGGGGACGAACAGCTCCCCCCAGACCAACCGGAGAAGAAACTGGAAAAAGAAACGGTAGCAGCTCCGGGGAAGATGAGCAGGGAAGAAAAAAGTAAGATCATTCGTCCGTTGATCAAGAAAGAATTGAAGAATAAAGAGATTGCTGAGCGCACAGGAATTCCACTTGGAACGGTCAACGGCTTATCAGGACCTATTAGGAAAGAGCTAAAGAATCCGGTACAGGCGGAAATAATTAAGTCTGGAAATAATTCTGACCGTCATAAATGCAGGACTTGCCAGTATCGCCACAGTGATGCAGGTGGTTGTGATTATTGCATCCACACCGGAAAAGAGCGAGGTTGTGATGTGGAAGTATGTGATAAGGCAGTGGAAGGTCCGAGACTGACGAGAAAATAAGTGAAGGAGGAGATTAGTCATGAATAGAGCTGAAAGGCGCAGAACAGATAAACGCAGATCGGAACGTCCTAAGAGCGTTACGATCACAATGGATGAACTGGAGAAGATCCGAAAATTCGAAGCTAAGAAAGCCAAGGAGTTTATGATGTCAAAGAATACAGAATTAGCCAATGAAATCCTTAAGATGATGCTGGTAATCCTAACAAATGTCCTGATTGCGGATTTCTGGCCGAAGTCAGCCAGGAAGAAGATATCGGAATTTGTAGAGAGCTGCATGAGCCTGTATGAAGCTTGGGAAAAAGGTGCGGTAACGATGGATGAGATGCAGAAGCTCACAGAAGAATATGCAGGAATTAAGCTGGTGGACAAAGGTACACCGACAGATACGGCGCTTAAGGAACGGGCGAGAAAGGAGCTGAGATAGATGCGATATACAGAATATCATGCTGGAAAAGCAGTGATTAAGGATAAGAATAAGTTGTCAGAAGCTATGGAGAAGTTGGCGAGACTGGAAGATGCCGAGGAAAAGGACAGACTTGGTCAGTGGATTCCATGCAGCGAGAGGTTGCCAGAGAATGCAATGAATGTAATAGCACAATTTTCAAGTGGCACAGTGACAGAATTAAGATATGCAGGAAATGGTATTTTTGAAGGAATCTATGATTATTCAACGAAAGTAATTATTGCCTGGATGCCATTGCCGGAACCGTATAAGGAGAAAACAGAATGACGAAGGAGATGGTGGTAATGCTTGATAAGAAAATCCTTGATGTGACGTGCGGTTCAAGGACAATCTGGTTTAATAAGCATAATCCGGCAGCCATCTATTGTGATATCCGGAAGGAAGAACTGACAGGTATCTGGAAGTCGGAGTCCGGACAGTCAGAACGAACATGTATCGTGGATCCTGATATCCAATGTGATTTTACAAATCTGCCATTTGCAGATAATACTTTTGCACTGGTCGTATTTGATCCACCACATCTTAGATATGCCGGTGAAACCGGCTGGCTGGCTAAGAAATACGGAAGATTGGACGAACACTGGCCAGAAATGCTACATGATGGATTCCAGGAATGTATGAGAGTTCTGAAAGAAGATGGAGTGTTGATCTTTAAATGGGCGGAAACGGATATTCCGGCGCAGAAAGTTTGGAAAGCTATAGGTCAGAAACCATTGTTCGGGTATCACAGCGGAAAGCGATCGGGAACATTCTGGGGATGTTACATGAAAGGACAAGTATAAACAAAACGACGAAGGAGTTGAGGACGATGCTCATTAAATTAATATATAAAATCCTGAAAAAACTTATTGATAATTGTGATAAATTCTACTTGGAGGAAACAGATCCGGACGTGATAGAGGCGAAAGAACTTCTTGGCAGAGTGGAAAAAGATATGAAAGCAAAAGGAGATGATGCTAATGCACATCAGTAAAGACCAGCGCCTCGATGCTATATCAGGTCGTGACCAGATGGCAGAAAAGCCACCAACGGAAGAAGCAAGCAGACGCTTCCGGACACCGGCATGCTACAGCATATTGGGATATCTGGCGAGGCAGAAGGCGAAAAGGAACAAGATTGATACAGGGGAGGAGATAGGACGTGGACAAGAATGTTCTGATCCAGTACGTGGAGATGAAGGAAGAAATAAAAGATCTGAGGAGACGGATTCATGAGAACGAAAGAGAACTGGCAAAGCTGGAGAACATGATTGTCACGGACTCTGTGACTAGAGGTAAGCGAGGAAAGAAGCCACTCGGAACAGTCAAGATCACGGGCAGACCGACAGCAGCTATTGCACTAAAGCAGAAGTTGTTGAAGAAACGAAATGACAGGCTGACAGCTTTGGAAGCGGAGCTGCTGGAGATTACGAACCAGGCAGAGGAGTACATAGAGACGATACCGAAGAGCGAGTTGAGGATTATGTTCCGATTCTATTTCTTGGACGGAATGTCGTATCTGAAGGTAGCGAAGCAGATGAACTACATGTTCCCGAAAAGAGAGATTAAGTATACAGACGAGAATGTTAAGAAAAGAATTCAAAGATATTTTGAAAATGTCCCACAATGTCCCGATGAAAAGTGCTAGAGTATAAACTGAACTTAGTGAAAAGACAGTTTTCCACGTTGAGTTCACTTCCTCAAGAAGTACATACAAAACCTAGAAGGAACGGCTTGGTGACAGGCCGTTCTTTTGTTGCACAATGTCGTATTTTAAGATATTATGAGGGTAGGTTTTAGGTATGGGAGGAAATGTTGAATGATTGAAAATAAAGAGATGTTACTGTACAGTGCACAAAAGGCTGTAAAACACATTTCGAAAGTAGGGGCTGAAAATGCAGACGATAAAGAATGCTTTTTCATTATTGGAACCGCACTTCATTGGGTTATAGATTGTATCGATCGTATTCCTGATACGCAGATAAAGGAAGAACATAAGAAATTATTTTCAGGATTAAGATTTGCGAATAATTGTTTGAAACACAATATAACTTTTACAAAAGCTCATAAAGCCAAGGGACATGATTATCCTTATGATTTTCCGTACGATTATGGTACGCACTTTATATGGACATCGTTAGATGAAGTTAATGTATTGGAGAGAAAAGAAAATCAGAGGATGAATTATAAAAATAATTTTGAAGGGAAAAATGTTTTTATAACAATGTCGGAAATAATGAGCGAGATAGAAAAATATTATGAGATTTTGTGAGGCGAAGCCTATGAGTGGTTATGAGATAATTAAAGAGCATAAATGTCTATTGGATAAGATGAAAAAAGATAGAATATTTTCGTTATGCTTTGAAAATAATAAATTTTATTTAGATGAACAATGTGACGATTATTTTTCTCATGAACTCACAAAAGAAGAATGCTTTGAATTGTCGAAAATGTTTGATGAAATTGCAAATGTAATGCATGAATAGAGAATTACAGACAGGGCACCCTCCGGGGTGCTTTTCTGATGCAAAAATAAACCAGAATTGAAGGTGGTGAAGTGGCGAATGAACAAAACTTAATCCCATATGGAAAAGGCAATCGAAGTGAGAGCGAAGAAAGAGAAATGCGTTCAAGGGGTGGAAAAAGAAGTGGTGAGACCAGACGCAGGAAAGCAGCTCTCAGGGATACGATGAACAGGCTATTAACTATGCAGGTAGAAGTTGATGGCTTATCAGATATATTGCGGTCAGATGGTGGTGAGAGCACCTACGAGGAAGTCATAGCAATGGCTATGATTCAGCAGGCGTCACTGGGAGACGTGAAAGCATATCAGGCAATCATGAAGACCGTCGGACAGACGGAAAGGTCTGAAGCTGATTTAGAAGAACAGAAGATTCGAACAGATAGAGCCAAGAGAGCCAGAGATCAAGAGCTTGGTGACACGGACAATCAGGACGAGAATATCCGTGATTTCCTAAAAGCTATGAGACCAACACAGGAAGATCTGGATAATCTGTTCGATGATGAAGAGGAGGAAGAGGAAGATGCCGAGGCGGAAGAAGAGACCGGCGAAGTTTAATTTTAAGCCATTCTCTCCGCAACAGCAGAGACTGATTCACTGGTGGAGACCAATGGTCAGAACTTCGGAGAGTAATTACGTGATTGCAGATGGATCCATCCGATCAGGAAAGACGATTGCCTGTATTATTGGCTTTCTAACTTGGTCGCAAGAAATGTTCTCCGGAGAGTCATTTATTTTAGCCGGAAAGACGATGGGTGCGTTGAAAAAAAATGTGGTCAGACCGATGCTTCAGATGTTGGAAGCATGGGGATGGTCTTATGAATATATTAGATCGGGTACGGATGCAAGGTTGGAGATCGGAACGAACACATATTATCTGTATGGTGCAAACACAGAAGCGGCGCAGGATGCACTGCAGGGATTAACTGCCGCCGGCGCGTATCTCGATGAAGCAGCATTATTCCCGAAGAGCTTTGTAGATCAGGCAATTGCCAGATGTTCAGTGGATGGTTGGAAGTTCTGGATGAACTGCAACCCGGCGGGGCCGCATCATTTCATCCGCGAGGAGTATCTGACAGGAGAGGCTATGAAGCAGAAAAAAGTGTATCATTTGCATTTTACGATGGATGATAACTTTTCGATTTCTCCGAAGCGTAAAGAAGAATACAAGAACGCATGGCCGCATGGCAGTGTATTCTACAAGCGTTTTATTCTTGGAAAATGGGTTGCAGCAGATGGGCTTATCTATCAACAGTTTGCTGATTACACGAAAGATTATCTCGTTGATTGGAAGTGGCTTGAGGATAATCAGATTGCGTATGCAGTGATTGGAGTCGATTTCGGAGGCACGAAGTCGGCTCATTCCTTTACACTGACGGGATTCACAAAAGGGTTCAAGCAGGTGGTCGTATTGGATGAGTATTACTGCAAGAAGCGTATCAATCCAAAACAGCTCCAGGACGATTTCATTGATTTTGTCCGGAGGGCGCAATCGAAGTACAAGGTGTATGAAGCATATTGTGACAGTGCAGAGCAGACGTTGATATCAGGATTAGAGATGGCTTGCATTCAGGAGCATGTAGTGATCGATATCAAGAATGCAATCAAAGGTCCGATTAATGACCGAATAGCATTCTACAACAGCCTGATAGCTCAGCACAGATGGAAGGTTATGAAGCATTGCACACATATCATTGCTGCATTTGAAGAGGCAGTATATGACGAGAAGAAAAAGAACATGGACGTGCGACTGGACGATGGTGAGATGAATGTTGACAGTCTGGACAGCACGGAATACAGCACTGAGAGTATACAGGACGAAATCATGTATATTGCAGCATAGGAGGTGGAAAACGTGAGAGATAGCACATATAAGAGAGTGAAAGAGTATCTGGTACAGAGAGGATATCCCGCAGTACCAGATGAAACATATGACCATATTGATGAATGGCTGGAGTGGTATCAGAACGACGTTGAGAAGTTCCATCACTATAAGCTATACAATGGAGCCGTAATGACGAATCAGGAGCGCTATAAACTGGGAATGGCGAAAACAGTCTGTGAGGACTGGGCGAACTTGTTGCTCAATGAGAAGGTGGCTATTAAAGCAGGAAAATACAGTAAGCGTCTGGCAGAAATTTTAAACTACAATAATTTTCGCGTACAAGGGAATCGGCTTATAGAAAAAGCTTTTGCTCTAGGTACAGGAGCTTTCGTGGAGTATCTAAATGCAGATGGTCAGGTGATTATTGATTATATTCGTGCCGATATGATATACCCACTGTCTTGGGATAATGGGGATATTACAGAGTGTGCGTTTGGAACAGCGAAGATGTTGAACGGAAAAGAAGTCATATATCTGCAGATGCACCGGTTCGGAAAGGTTGATGACGGAGAAAAAAAAGATCAGTATTACATTGAAAATGTCTATATTGATGCAAAAAGCGGGAAAGAGATTGAAGCCCCGGAGGATATTGAAGAGCTGGTATTTACAAAGAGCGCAGAGCCGTTATTCCAGATTATAACGCCGAATATCTGTAATAACATAGATTTGGACAGCCCGCTCGGAGTATCCGTATATGCGAACGGAATTGACGAGGTGAAAGGCTGTGACCTTATCTACGACAGCTACATGAACGAGTTCGTCTTAGGTCGAAAACGAATCATGGTGCCAATCAGCATGGCGAGAAGGCAGATGGAGGCGGATGGAATATCTTCTCCGACATTCGACCCGGACGATACGGTGTACTATTTACTTCCAGAAGATAAGAATGGCAATAATCAACTGACCGAAGTCGATATGTCAATCCGGGCACAGGAACATGAACTTGGTATTCAGAAATCATTAGATCTGCTGAGCCTCAAGGTAGGCATGGGCGCTGGGAGATATAAGTATGACTCTGGAGGAGTCAAGACCGCGACAGAGGTTATCTCAGACAAGTCGGATCTCTATCAGAATCGACAGAAGCACTGCATTGTGATAGCTGATGTAATTATTAATATGGCCCGTGCGGTATCGTTTCTTGATACTGGCGGAGCTATTGATGCGACAGTGGATTTTGATGATTCTATCATTGAGGATAGCAACTCACTCATTGATAAGAATGTTAAACTTGTGAATGCAGGTCTTCGTTCCAAGCTTACTGCAATCATGGAGATTAACAAGTGCTCTGAACAGGAAGCTCAGGAAGAATTAGAGCGAATCAGGCAAGACAATCAAATTACCGGACAGGATATTGACTGGACAGGAGGAGAGGATGATGAACTGGACGAGGAGGACGATTCACCCGAAGAAAAAGAGGGTGAGGAGAATCAAGACCCCGATGATTCTAAGAGTGGCAAAACGCCTGATCCGGGCGATAAGGAGTAGGTGGTAGTTTGTGAATATACTGGAGAACCAACAGCTTGCAGAACCTGTGGACGGCATCTATATTGATTTAGAGGCTCAAATATTACAGAACATTGCCAGGCATCTGCAGGGGTGGGAACAACCCATTGATACTGACAGGTGGCTGATGCAAAAGCTGGCCGAGATTGGAAAGCTTAATCAGGAAAATATCCGGCTGATTGCCAAGATGTCTGGATTAAGTCAGACTGCAGCTGAAAGAATGCTGAATGAAGCAGCACAGGATGCTATCGACAATATGGAACCAGGACTCCGATACATGGCAAAGCGGGGGCTCGCTGAGAAAGCTGTACAGGTTGACAAGAGCAAGAACGTGAAGCGTGTAGTGCATAGCTTCCGAAAACAGGCGAAAGATACGCTGAATATGTGCAACACAGTCATGTTGTACAAGGCATCTGAGAAATACAAAGGTCTCGTTAGCAATATAGCGCAGGAGGCATGGAACATTCTGAACAGTGGTGATGGAGGAGTGGTGAGTGGTATTGAGTCAAGACAGCAGGCGGTTAGACGGTGCATCAGACAGTTGAATGATAAAGGAATTCCGGCATTCGTGGATAAGCGTGGGCGAGAGTGGACTCCAGAAGCCTATGTGAACATGGCTATGAGGAATACGGCTAGAAGTACAGCCGAGGAAGTTCAGGACGCCAGGATACGAGACGCCGGGTGTCACTTGATACAGATCGACAGTCATTCCAGTGCTCGTCCAAAATGTGCAAAAGACCAGGGCAAGATATTTGACTTGAACAATGGGAGCGGGTACACAGAAGATCTGCATGGAAAGAAGATTCAGTATTACCCTTGGAATTCTTCCAGCTATGGTGAACCGGACGGGATTCTCGGAATCAATTGCGGGCACCATAAGTGGCCGTTCATTCCAGGCGTGAATATACAGAGGCATTTTCCGACAGAGGATATGAATGCAAATGATAAGCTGTATAAGCAGACACAGGTGCAGAGAGCTCTTGAGAGGGAAGTGCGAAAGCAGAAACGGGAATGTATGATGCTGGACGCGGCAGGAGATCAGGAGGGGTTCGAGGAGGCTTCTGTAAAGCTCAAGCGGACAGAGAATAAGCTAAAGTATTACGTGAAAGATACTCCCGGATTACACCGCAGGACTGACAGGGAGCAAGTGGTCGGGTTTGATAAAAGGCTATCTGCTGAAGCGGTAGCATCAAATAAAGCCTATACAAAGGCAATGCAAACTGATACAATAAAATTGAAAGATACCTATATCGTCAAGAAACTAAGTGCAAAGGGAAAGAATTACAAGGTCGTGGATAAAACGACTGGAGTTGAGTATGAATTTTCACCTGGTACTCGTATACAGGACTCAGAAGTATTTGCCGGTAAGGGTACACGGCATCCGTTGCATGAGGGTGTTGCAGAAGGATTAACAGAACAGTACGGCGGACGAGTATCTGATTGGCAGCATGCAAAAGGTTTTGGAACATTGCTGGATCCTGATACCGGAGAAGAACTGGAGGCAGAAGTTCACTGGTTCCAGGCTAAAGACGTAGGCAAGGTAAAATTCAAAGTAAAGGAGTGGTTAGATGAAGGTTAGATATCTTGGGAAAACAGAATTTTTAGTTCTGACAAATAACAAAGTATATGATGTCCAGTCGGTTGAAAAAGGCTGGTACCGAATTATCGACGACTCAGGAGAGGATTATCTGTATCCACCTAAATATTTTGAAACAGTAGAAGAGTAACGCCACTGATCAGAAATGGTTGGTGGTATTTTTATACGCATTTTTAGGAGGTGATGCTATTGATTGCAATCAATATTACCAGAACTGGTCTGACGGTATATGGCCATGCAGGATATGCAGAAATCGGAAATGATATCATTTGTGCAGCTGTATCAGCATTAACACAGGGACTTGTACATTCGCTCAAAGCGCTTACAGATGACGAGATCTCTTACCACATTGCTGACGGGCATATTGATATAGAATATAAGGATTTATCAGAAAAGGGGTGCCTTCTGGTAGATTCTTTTTTTATTGCCGTGAGTGACATACAGAGAACTTATGGTACTGAATACGTACAAGCTACGGCTGCCGACGGGCGTTAAGCGGAGAAATGGAGGATATATCATGAAGAACATGAACATGAAGAAAAGATACTGGACAATGAATCTGCAGGTTTTTGCCGGAGACGGAGGAGATGATGATCCGGGAGATGAAGGCGGAGATGATGATAACGATGATCCAGGAGACGATGATGACGACAGTGGCGATGATGAGCCTGAAGAGAATGAAAAGAAATTCTCCCAGAAGGATGTGGATGATGCTGTCAAGAAACGTCTTGCCAGAGAAAAAAGAAAATGGCAGAGAGAACAGCAGAAAAAGGCTGGAAAGAAACCGAACGGTAAGGTCAAGACCGGAGAGAGTAGCGAGAAAGAAGATGATGATACTGAAACACAGGAGCTCCGTGATAAGGCTGCCAAGGCAGATGAGATGGAGATGAAATGGACATGCCTGGAGCATGACGTGGATAAGGCTTGTGTGGATGATGTTCTTGCACTGGCCAGAGTGCACATGGCTAAAGATGCGGATATGGATATCGAGGACGCTATCGACGAGGTATTGAAGAAATACCCACAGTTCAAAGAATCTTCCAAGGATAAAGACGAGGAGGACGATGAAGAAGAACCAAGAAGCAAGTCCTGGGGACAGAGACAGAATGGCCGCAGAAAGAAAATGTCTGGTGTTGAGGCGGCGTTCTATTCAAAGAACCCAGGATTAAAAGATGATTAAGGAGTGATAATAGTATGAAATTTATGATGTATTTACAGCTTTTTGCACACGCACACCAGGAGCGCTGGTCTTCTCTGGTGGATAAAAAGCTCAGACAGACTCTTGTTACAAGAGATAACTATATTTTTAACACTAACTATGAAGGAAATCCAAAAGCCGGAAAGGTTAAGATTCCGGTAAGAGACACGGAAGTAGCGGTCAAGGATTATGACAAAGCTACTGGAGTTGACCTGGACAAAGGTTCGACCGGATATATTGATCTGGACATCGACCAGGACAAAGCAGTCAATGAGCTGATTGACGGATATGATGCCACAGCAGTTCCGGATAATCTGGTTGCAGATCGCTTGGATTCAGCTGGATACGCACTTGCGTTGGAGATGGATAAGAAATCTATCAATATGTTGGAGACAACGGAAGGTATTAAAGTGTGTGCAACAAAAACAGCTGCTACAGATGCAAATGCATACAAACATGTGCTTGATGCCAAGACCTATCTGACACGAATTGGTGTTCCGACAGATGGACGATGGATGATTTGCTCTCCAGAGTTCATGGCGGTGCTGATGATGGACGACCACTTTATTCGCCAGGGAGATCTCTCTCAGAGAATGAAAGAGGCAGGTGCAACAGGAGCAATTGCTGGATTCGCACTGTTTGAATCAGGAAATACAATGGTTGATGATACGAAAATCGTTGCATCTAAGAAGACTACAACTGAATTTATTGCCGGTCACCCGAATTGGTGCCATCGTGTGCAGGAGTGGGGTGTGGATGTCCATATTCAGGATCTTGGTGGATCTGGAAAATATATCGGAGCTTCTGCAGTACAGGGTCGTAAGATCTACGGTATGAAGATCTCAAAACCACAGACCGTATATGTGAAGCGTACAGAGGCGTAAGGAGCTGATCTGAATGTATGTGGATGAAACATATTACAATGATGTATTCAAAGGGGAGCCGGTAGAATCTGCCGGTTTCTCTGTATTGTGTCAACGAGCCGGAGAGATTGTTGAGGAGCTGACGTTATACAGGCTTACAGAAGAAAGTTTCCCTATGATGACGGAAACGACGCAGAAGCTTGTGAAGAATGCGGTGTGCGCACAGATTGAATATCTGGACGCGAACGGCGGGGCAGAGATGGATATGGGAAATGGAATGTCAGGAGCAACACTTGGCAAGTTTTCATACTCTGGAACATCTTCTGGCAACGGATCCACGGAACAGTCCATATTTTCGCCGAGGGCGGAAAGAATCTTGTGGCCGACTGGTCTGACTTATCGAGGAGGGAGCTGTTGATGAGACCGATTCCGAAAAGACTGTTGATTCACACAGCCACCCTGTATCAGCGAGTCAATGTGGATAAGTGGGGGAAAGGCGAACTGAATGGAGGACAGGAACTGTCTAACATCCGGATAGAGCCATCCAAACAGATTATCCGGGATAAGAATAATGCAGAGGTACAGTTGGCTGCTACGCTTTTCTATGACTGTCGCAACAGCAGACCTTCTGATGCTTCTTTTGAAGTTGATCAAGTAGTTGATTTCAACGGTCAGAAGCACCGGATAAAAACGGTAGAGCCTCTGTATGATAATTCCAAACTGCATCATTATGAGATAGGAATGGTGAGATATGGCAAAGATTAAGACCCGGGTTACATTGCGAACACCACAGGCAGCTGCATTAATAAAGGCAGCGAGTAACGAGGCACTGACAGATATGGGGTTACAGGCGTTGCAAGATGCGTCAAAACATGTACCGCGTGATGTGGGAACACTTGAAGATAGTGGATTAACCAATAGCGATAAAAAGGCCGCAGGCGGTAAATTTATGATGCGCTGGCATACTCCATACGCACAGTATCTCTGGAATGGAGATGTGATGTACGGAAATCCAACGGAAAGGCGATATGGTCCACAAAAGATTTCATTTACATCTGCCCTTGCGCATGCGGAATGGGCGAAATATGCAAGAGAGGTATACGGCGAACAGTGGAAGCAAGTATTCCAGGCAGCGTTGAAGAGGAGGCTTAAGTGATGCTGACAGAATTATTAGAACTAATTGCAGATACCGCAGAGAAGAACTGCAGTCTCGGCACGGAGATTTCCCTGGAAGAGCTTCCGAAAGATGGAGGCATATATGCTGAACTTGGTGAAGGATTCACAGAGTCTGTCAGTTACAACAAGCAAGAGGTCAAGACAATCCCGGTATTATTCTTGTGCCGGCATGCAGATCAGAAGCGTTGTCTGGAACAACTGTGTGAGATTGCCGGATACCTGCAGGGATTAAAGAAGTATCCACAAGGAAAGACATTTTCGTGGCTGGATACAACAGTAGCAAAGGAACCAAGTAAGATAGGGCGAGATGAGGACGGGGTGTATCATTATTCCTGCATCTTGAACTGTAAAATATATTGTTAAGAAAGGGTGATATTATGAAGAACATGGATTTACAGATATTCGCGGAGCCAAATGTCCCAAGTAATCCGATTACTCCGGAAATCAACTATGAGACAGAGGCATTCATCAACACGTCTCCGGCAGAAGGACAGCCTACTTGGGCGTCGCTTGCGAATTTGACAACAAATATGGCGCAGAGCTTAAATGAGGTCATTCAACAGCTTACTTATTACGCCGACAAAGGCTGGGGATCCAGTGAGGTAACAGGTGCACAGCTTACATTAACGCTGACAGGCTCAGTGAAGCCAGGTGATGATGCGTGTGATTATATATTGAGTGATGATGTGATGTACGGACTTGGCGAGAAGAGAAAGACACACATGAAGATTCAGAAGGGCAAGAAAGTAATTATCTGGCCAATTACGTTGGCAAATATTACTCCGGCTTATGGAGATGCGAACAATATCAATTCATTGACTGTGACCATTCATGGTAATGGACGTCCGTCAATTGGTACAACAGCATAGGGAGGGCATAGCTCTCCCTTTTTTAGGAGGTAAAGATCATGGCATATCAGGCAAAACGAAACAAAAGATTTGAGGAAGACTTCGAACTGGTAGATGAAAATGGCGTTGTGCAGCATACATTGAAAGTATCCTTGGATGCAGATGATATGGTCGCAAAGATCAATCGGAAATACACGGCACTGGTCAGAGCGCTTTCAGATGTGCAGGCAATCAAAAGAAAAGAAGCCAGCAACGAACAACTAAGTGATGCGGTCGAGATGCTTGGAAGAGCAGAAATAGACATGTTTGAAGCTGTATTTGGAGCAGATGGGACAGAGACCATTCAGCAGTTCTACAAAGACCATTATATCGAGATGGCAAAGGAAGTCATCCCATTTATCACCGGAGTTGTTATTCCAAGGCTTACTGAAATCAAGGCGGAGAATAAGAAAGCATTGGTGAGTCAGTATAATCGCGCGAAAAAGAGACGGAGATTCTGGTAATGGGAGTCTTGACAGAGCTTCCGTCCTATCGTATTTGCACAGACAAAGGGAGATTTGACATCAACCCGGCTTTTGATATTATCCTTGAGGTACAGAGGCTGTACAAAGAGGAATCGCTGACGGATTACGAAAAGATTCAACAGGCGTTGAGCATGTTGGTTCGAAACAGGTGGAATCTCAGGTTATTGAACCCTGCAGAACAGTTGAAGCTCATGCAGGATATCACAAGCAGATATATTGAAGTGGAAAAGCGCCCACAGATTAAGAAGAGTCCAGTTCCGGTATTAGATTTCGAACGGGATGGAGATTACATCTACGCTTCGTTCATGCAGGCGTACCAGATCGATCTGATTGACGAGCAGGGGAAATTACCCTGGAAAAAGTTCTTGTATCTGTTCAATGGATTGCCGGCGGATACAAAAATCAAACAGATTATGCGGATTAGGCAGATGCCGGTTCCGGAATACAATGGCAAGAATTCAAAAGAGATACAGGAAATCAATGAGATGAAATCTTATTATGCTCTTCCGGTGCAAGGCGGAGGAGGACAGTCTGGATTAGATCTATTGTTCCATACATTGGAGGGAATGGCAAAGAGATGATAGCAGACGGAAAGAAAATTAAAAAAATAGAGTGTCCGCATTGCGGGCATAAACAGAACATATTTTACAAAACAGGAGCCAATTGCAGAGGGCTCTTTTTTAAGTGCAAAAATCCAAATTGCAGAAAGGAATTTGAAATAAGACTATAACAGCCATTGTGCCACTGTGCCGGCGAATGAATAAAGGCAGGTGGGACAGGTGTCCAAGAACAGTGGCGGAGAAGTTACTTATGAAATTGTTGCTGATGACAGTCAACTTGAGTCAGATCTTAATGAGGCTGGGAAAAAGGTTGAAAAATCAGCCAAGAAGACAGCGAAGAAATCGGAAGATGCGGAAAAGGAAAGCGCTGAGGTAAAAAAATCTGTAAAAGAGGACGTTACCAAGAAGAATGAGCAGGAAAATGACAAACAGGAAAAAGATGATGATGATTCGTATCAGAACCGCGAGGAGTCCGCCAAGTCGCATGGATCCAAGCTATCATCTATAGCATCAGGAACAGCCAAGGCTATTGGAGCGGGTATGCTTGCGGCAGGGACGGCAATTGCAGGCGTCAGTGTTGCTGCTGTGAAAAGCGCGAATGATATTGACCAGGCAATGAATCAATACATTGCCAGTACTGGAAAAAGTACCGAGGAAACAGAACGGTATAAAAAGGTCATGGAGGATATCTACACCAATAATTACGGGGATTCCTTCGAAGACATCGGGGAGGCAATGGCATCAATCACTCAGAATCTCGGTGATCTTGATGACGCGTCACTGCAGAATGTAACCGAATCAGCGTTCGCATTGCGTGATACGTTCGGATACGAAATACCGGAGTCAACCAGAGCAGCCAAGGCTATGATGGATAATTTTGGTACATCTGGCGAAGAGGCAATGAATCTCATTGCTGCAGGTGCTCAGAATGGACTTGATTATTCCGGAGAGCTTCTCGATAGTATCTCAGAGTATTCTGTACAGTTCGCAAAAGTTGGACTGGACGCTGATGATATGTTCAAGGTATTCCAAAAGGGCGCGGAATCCGGAGCTTTTAACCTGGACAAGGTTGGTGATGCAGTCAAAGAGTTCTCTATCCGTGCCATTGATGGCTCTGATACGACAATTGACGGATTTAAGCGCATTGGTCTTAATGCTGATGAGATGGCAGCAAAATTCTCTGCCGGAGGTGATACCGCCAAAGAAGCA